AATGGCCTGAATGCGTCTGATCAGTTGGTCCGCACCGCTTGGGAGAATGCACAAATCTCTCAGAACTTCGGCGGTATGCGAGCTCTGACTTCTAACGCTCTGGCTAGCTTTACTTCTGGCACTGGCGCTGACCGTGCAGGTACTCTGAATGGGGCTCCTGATGCGACTTACGTCACAGCGAAAGACACTATGACTCAGACTCTGGCTGTTACTGGATTCACTTCTGGTATGGTTGTGAAGGCTGGTGATATGGTAACTATCGCTAATGTAAACCGTCTGAACCTAGACACTCGCACAGCTATGATCGATGCCTCTGGAGCCAACGTGGCTTGGACAGGTGTTGTGACTGCTGATGTAACTCTTACTGGTGGCGCAGGCAATATCGTTGTTGCCGGTCCTGCTATCTACGAGGCTAATGGTCAGTACAACACTGTAGACGCTGCACCAGTTAGCGGTGCTGCGGTTACTATCCTGAGTGCTTCAGCTACTCTGTACCAGCCAAACCTGTTCTTCACTAAGCAGGCTTTCGGTATGGGTACTGTGAAGCTGCCTAAGCTGTACTCTACTGACACTATTGCAACTACCGAAGACGGTATGAGCATCCGTGTAAGTAAGTACGCAGATGGTGACGCTAACACCCAGAAGATTCGTTTTGACTTGTTGCCTGCATACGCAACATTCAATCCGTTTATGGCTGGACAAGGCTTTGGTGTGTAACTCTCCTTTGAGTTTATAGGGGACTTCGGTCCCCTACTTTTTTATGGCTAAACCAAGAAAAGGCAAAGCAAAAGTAAAGGTTACCGCCAGCGGCAAGAAAGTCTCCTACGGGCAGGCCGGGAAAGCCAAAGGCGGTGGTCCGCGTGTTAGGCCGGGTACAGCTAAGGGTGACTCTTACTGCGCCCGGTCTCTTGGTATCAAGAAGCGGCTCCCGAAGGAGAAGCAGAACGATCCCAATACTCCCAACAATCTGAGTCGCAAGCGCTGGAAGTGTAAGGGCGCTAAGTCGATGAAGGGAGCTAAGTTTGAGTAACTACACGAAACCCAAACTCAGAGAGCGCATCAAGAACAGAATTATGGCTAGTGACAAGGGCGGCAAGCCTGGTCAGTGGTCAGCCAGGAAGAGCCAACTGCTTGTTAAGGAATACGAAAAGGCGGGCGGCGGCTACACTGGCAAGAAGAGCAAGGCTCAGAAGGATCTGTCAAAGTGGACCAAAGAGGATTGGGGAACCAAGTCCGGCAAGAACTCCACTCAGGGCAAAGACGCTACCGGGGAGCGATACCTTCCCAAGAAGGCGAGAGACAAGCTGAGCAAGAAGGAGTATGAGGCCACTTCACGCAAGAAGCGGGCTGATATGAAGAAGGGTAAGCAGCATTCCGCGCAGCCGAAGAAGGTTGCCAGGAAGACATCTAGGGCTAAATTCGAGTGAGGTGATCATGCCAAACGTAGGCGTTAAGAAGTTTCCATACACGAAAGAGGGTATGAAGCAGGCCGAGAAGGCTCGCAAGAGGAAGCGCAACAGGCGCTCCCCCAGAAAAGACATGAACGGGAATACCTACGAGTAATGGCTACAGTCGCGCAGGTTGCTAAGGCAGCCTTACAACGGATATTGGTACAGGCTAGTGAGTCTCCACTGCAGCCTGATGAGTATAGTGACTTCATCTTTGCGATGAACAACTATATGAGCGAGCTAGACGCTCAGGGTATCCAGTTAGGATATACAGAGGTCTCTGATCTAGGTGATACCGTAACGATCCCCACAGGGGCTCTGAGAGGCTTGATCGCTAACATGGCGATAGAGGTGGCTCCAGATTACAACGGGGTGATCTCGCAGGGTCTGGTGAAGGCTGCGCGTGATGGCTTCAATACCATGAGGCTGCTCGGTCAGAGTATGGGCGAGACCAAGATGCCCGCAACCCTGCCGATTGGCTCAGGCAACGAAGATACGCTCTTCGGCTTCCCCGGGCATTTTTATCCAGAGTCAGAAGAGGATATCCTGGCGGAGTCCACTGGCTCGATCGGTTTGGAGCTAAACACAAATGGTTGACAGATCACAAGGCAGGAAGAAGTCCGATTTTGTTGCGAAGACCACAGTAGAGTCTGGCGCGTTTATGGACTACTTTGTAAACGGCACAAATTACAAGATTACCTATACAAATTTTCTTAATGGTCTAGGTGTTACTGGCTCGATCACGCAAACTGGTGATCCTACCGGAACGGCTGTTCTGGACATTGATGGCACAGTAAACAAGATCAGAAACATAGAGAGCGGCGCTGGCATACTGGCTAGTGTATCGGCTCAGAACGGCGTTGAGCTAAAGCATAACTTTGCTGCTGATTCTACTGGCTCTCCGTTGTTACTTAACGTAACGGACGCAACTCCTGATATAGCGAGTATTGTTGGAGGAAACGGAATAAACGTAACATCAACAAGCAACTACGTTACGATTGACGCTGAAGCGCAACCATACGCTCAGGTTAGTGTTCAAGGAAACACTGGAGCAACAACAATATCAACTGCTGGTACTCCCGTTAAGGCTTCTGCAACCTATGTTGTTGGCATACAGTCTGGATTCACAGGAGATACAACAGGAAAGATTGTCTACAACGGTACTTCTGCGAGAGTTGCTGCTGTTCACGTTAGTGCTACGTTTAGTCCTGTTTCTGCAAACAATCAAGAAGTATTCATACAGGTTGCTAAAAACGGAACAGTTGAAGCTGGCAGCAAAATAACCAGAAAGGTTGATTCAGCTGAGTCTGCCAATGCTTCTACGTTTTTCAATGTTTCCCTGTCTCAAAATGATTACATTGAGCTTTATATTGGTAACGACACGAGCACAGATAATGTTGTTTTGATTGATGCAATTGTGGGTATTGTGAACTAATGCCGAAGGTTATTTTGCCAATAGCTAACGGATATTATGAGAGCGATTCTCTGCCGATATCGGCTCAGGAATGCACTAACTTTTATCCGAATATAGCTCAGGCTCCTGCGTTAAATCAGGAGACTCTGTTTGGCACGCCCGGTCTTACACAAGTAGCTAGCGCAAGTGACATCAGTAACTGCCGTGGCGCACATGAAATGAACGGTGTGCCTTACTTTGTTATTGATGGAAAGCTATACAGTATGTCAGCCAGTTATGTTCTAACAGATCACGGTCAAATAGACGGATCTGGTAGAGTATCAATGGCTGACAATGGTACGCAGATGCTGGTTTTAGTGCCGGGAGGTAACGGCTACATTTACAACCACGTTACGGATTCGTTCGCTCAGATTACGGATGCTGACTTCACAGCTAACGGTAACCCGCAGCAGGTAGTCTATATAGATGGTTATTTTTGTCTTACTACAGATTCTAAGAAGTTTATTGTCAGTGCTTTGAATGATGGTCTGTCGTATAACGCACTAGACTTCGGTACTGCTGAGTCGGACCCGGATGAGATTGTTGCTCCGGTTGTATTTAAGAACCAGCTATTTATCGGCGGTTCGCAGACGATAGAAGCATTTCAAAACATTGGCGGTGCTGACTTTCCGTTTCAGCGCACTGGACTGTTCTTGAGCAAGGGCATATCGAGCCCGTTTAGCATTCAGTCAATACAGGATACGTTTGTGTTTGTTGGCGCTGGTGCTAACGAGTCACCTGCAATCTGGGCTCTAAGCGGTAACAGTGTGGCGAAGATATCTACCACTGCGATCGACAAGGAGCTCAGCGCTCTTACAGAGGATCAGGTAAAAGACATTTATTCCTGGGCATACGCTGATAAGGGTGCTTACTTTGTGGGCTTTGCTCTACCTGAGACAACTCTCGTCTATGACGCGATCTCTAAGCGATGGCATGAAAGAAAGTCTTTGGTTAATGGGTCGCTTGGTGCGTACAGAGTGAACGCACTGATCAGGGCATACAATGAGTTGTGGGCTGGTGATTTTGTGGATGGCCGAATCGGCAGGGTTTCTCAAGATATTTATACTGAATATGGCAACAATATTCTGAGGACTATTGTGACTCAGCCCTTTCAGAACAATATGGAGTCTTTCGTGCTTCCAGAGCTAGAACTCACCGTCGAGAGCGGTGTAGGTAATTCTAACGCGATGGACCCAAAAGTAGGCTTGGAACGCTCGACAGATGGTAAACTATGGTCTGATGCCAGATACCGCAGTATTGGCAAGACCGGAGAGTACAACCGCCGGGTGATATGGAATCGCAATGGCAGGGCATCGAGGTTTGAGCTTTTTAGGTTCACTATGAGCGAGCCCGTTAAGCCGGTGCTGATTCAGATGACCGCCGATATAGTGGTGACGCAATGAGCTACAAGCTGAACGCAGCACAGCCGATTGTGGATGCTAACGGGACGATGGAGCAGCCCTTCAGGCAGTTTACGCAGGAAGCAGCCCTGTCTATACCGATAACGGGTGCTGGAAGCCCGGAGGGTGTAGTTGAGGCGGTACAGTTTAGTTTATATCTCGACACCACTGGAGGTGCGGGATCAATCCAATACAGAAAGATGCAGCCCGAGATCGGCGGTGACCGTACCCGTGGCTGGATAGCGGTTTAGGAGAGTATATATGGACCCCTTAACGATTGGTCTAACTTTAGCCGGAGCGGGCGCTGGACTGTATGGCGCTAGAGAGCAGCGTAAGGCTGCTGAAGGTCAAACAGAGTCTTCGGAGCGTATGCGCCGGGAGGCCATGCAGGCTATCCAGAACTTCGGTCAGAGAGCCCTGCAGCCGCTCCCATCCGCTTACCAAAGGTCTCAGGACATCCGGCAGCAGAGCGCCAATCGAGCTATGGCCCTAGCAGGTCAGATGTTCAGACCTTCACTTGAGCAGTTTCGTGAGGGTAACTACATGGCTCAACAACGAATCGCTGAGGCACAGCCGTTTATGCAGTCTGCAATACTTGGAACCGGATCTTTGGGATATATGCCGCAGGCTCAGCGAGTGCCACTTGATTACAGTCAACTAGAGCCCTTGATGAACCCGGCTCCAATGGAATTCACTCCTGTCCCCGGTGGTCAGGCAAATATGCAGGCATCTGCTCCGGTTGATCGGATGCAGCAGGCTGTTCTTCGATACCAGGGAAGAATGTCATGAGCTTGAACCGAGGAAAGCTAGAGGATACAGAGGGCGTAAGGGAGGCCGAGTTTGTCGTACTCGACTTTATCCGCTCCACTCCAGATGCAACCATTCCAGAGATAGCCCGTCTGATTGATGATGTCGGCGCTGATCTCCGTTACATTGCGAACGAGCTAGGGATTGACCCTGACGTAGCTCAGCAGGCTTACGATGAAGCCTTCGCGGTTGCGCCTCCGATCGAGCAGGTGATTGAGAAGCAGATCAATGCCGAGCCCATCGTGCCTCCACAGGCTCCTTTGGCTGAGGTCATCACGGTAGGTCCGGGCTCTTCCAATGCCACTGACGTTCCTGTTCCTCCTGCTGCACCAGAGCCGCAGGTCAGAGAGAACATCATTCCAGATGAACCAACTCCTACTACGCCCACAAGGGATGTAGTAACTGGCGCTCCCGCCGGAACTACTCTGCCGGTTGGATTGGCCGCATCAGAGCAGGCGATCCGTGACGCTGAAGAAAGGGCAAGGCAAGATCTTCTGACAACCTTCAATATTTCCAGGGGTGACCTGGAGAGAGGCACTGCAGCAGCCTCTGAGGCTCTTGCTGGAGGAACCAGAAGAGCAAGGAGTGACATTGAGGCTGGCACTCAGAGTGGCTTAGAGGCGCTCAGAGAAGGTCTGGGCGGGGCTCGCACTGATATTGAGGCGGGCTTCGGTAGAGCCGAGGGTATGTTTGATCCGTACACTCAGGCTGGCCGAGATGCGTTACAGCGGCAACTAGCTCTATCTGGCGCACTAGGCCAGGAAGAATTCCAGCAGGCTTATCAGGAAAGCCCACAGATGCAATTCCTGCGAGAGCAGGGTGAACGTGCGGCTCTTCGCACAGCGGCTGCTAGAGGCGGTCTGGGCGGCGGTAGGGTCATGCAGGAGCTTGCCCGGTACGGAACCGGATTGGCTTCTCAGGATTTACAGAATCAGATAGCCAACCTTCAGGCGCTGTCTTCTCAAGGTCTCGGTGCTACTGGCAGCGCGGCTAACATTGCTACAGGCGGCGCTCAGCAACTGGCAAATCTCGGAGTGCTAGGTGGCACTTCAGGGTTGCAGGCTTACACTCAGCAGGGTACGCAGTTGGCTGATCTGGCTCAGCAGTTGGGTGTCCGTGAGGCTGACCTGCAGCAAGCTCTGGGAGCCGGTCAGGCAAACATTGCGCTTGGATTAGGAACTCGCGCAGCGGACCTTTCTGCGGGGATGGGAACCAATATCGCGGGCATGAGGACTCGTGCAGGTGAACTGCTTGCAGGTCAGTTTGGAACAGCAGCATCACAGCTTGCCGATCTCCAACAGGCTCAGGGCGCTGGTACAGCGAATATGCTCGGAGCGCAGACAAGCTACATCAACCAGTTACAGCAGGCAGCAGCGGCAGGCGATGCAGCGGCTCAGACTGAACTGGCTCAACTGCAAGCTAACATCAACCTGGGTATAGGTAGCTCTCTGGCGGGTGTCCCGGCTGCTCAACTCTTCCCGGTTGCAAACGCTGCAGGGTCGATCCTTGAGGGCGCGGCACTGGGTTACCAGTTAGGTGAGGGATTCGGCACTCCCAGCACTGCTAGACAGACATATCCGATATCAGGAATGACTCAGATGACAGGCATCTCTCCAACTGGATATCAGGCTTACAACCCGTTCCAAATATCAGCAAGCAACTTAGGTGAACTCTAGGAAGAAAACGATGGCTGACAACTCTTCACTACTAGGCGGCATGATGCCGACACAGCGTAGAACAGACATTCCCACGTTGCTCCGGGGCTTGGGTGCTGCTGCTACAGGTCAGGTTCCTCAGTTTCGGCAGCAGATGCGAGCAGAAGAGCAGTATCAGCGTCAGTCTGCCCTGCAGGATATTCAGATGCAGGATGTGCTTGCAAAGTCTGCTGCTCAAGATGCTTTGGCTTTGTTGCAGTTATCTGCCACTGGAAACACTAGGCAGGCAATGGATTTACTTGGAGACAGGGCTGAATTGATAAGAAGGATAGGGGGTGACCCTAGCTCAACAATGAACCTTCAAGAGCTTCTGATGTCAGGAGGGTTTGAAGCAATATTGCCGCAACTGCAAAGCACCGTTCAAAACGCTAGGGCTCTCGGCTTGATAAAGGGTGATGATTTCATCGGAGTGGAGAAGGGTGTAGCTATGTTCAGAACTCCTGGGGGAGCAATTAGAACGCAGCCGGTTGCCGGAATTCCTGCTATGTCTTCTGAGGAAATTAGAAAAGCTGAAACAGATTTAAGAAAAGAGTTTAACGCGCTACCGCAAGTAAAAGATTTTGCGATCAGGAGTAGCGCTCTTGATACGGTATTGGCTTCTGCAGAAGATCCTAGCCCTGCTGGAGATATCTCTTTGATTTTCGCATATATGAAAATGCTTGATCCAAATTCTGTTGTTCGTGAGGGAGAGTTTGCAACAGCCCAAAGCGCAGGATCAGTGCCGGAAAGTATCTGGGCTAAGTACAATCAAGCTGTAGAAGGAACGAGGTTGGCTCCTACCGTAAGGCAGGATTTTGTTGATAGAGCGCGCAGACTTTATGATTCAAATGCTGAGTCTTTCGGAAGGGTTTATCGAAGATACGAGATGCTCGCCAAGAGAAATGATTTGGAACCAGAGAATGCCCTTATTGATTATCGCGTTTCTTCGCAGAGACCGTCATTACCATTGACAGCGATAAGCGCTGGCGTAACTCCAGAGGTATGGTCTGCAATGACTGAAGAAGAGCGAGAGTTATTCTAAGGAATTATTATGGCAGATCAGGAAGAGATACAAAGGCGGCGCGAGCAAGCGATTCAGAACGCTACGGCTAGACTACAGCAAAGATCCTCTGCTTCTGTTGTTGGTGCTTCCGATGTTGCGCCGGGTCAAATTGTTGGCGCTCCGCCTCCTGCTGATCTGGAGGCAAGAAGACTAGCAGCTATTGAGAGAGCGGCAGACGCTTCTGAGTCAGCTAGATATGCCTCAGAGAGAAGGGCCGCATTTGAGCAAGCGCCAGAAATTTCGATGGCTGGTGTTGAGTCTATTATGACTCCGCTCTCTGAAGATGCTGGAATCATGCAGCGTGCGGGTAGAGAAGCTAAAGGACTTGGGCTAGGTGCAGTTGGTCTTACTACGTTTGATCCGTGGGAGTTTGGTCAAATGCTAATGAGGCAAGACCCAAACATAGGAGTAGTGCAGACTCCGGAGGGAGAATTCTTAGCTGTCAATCGCCAGACTAATCGAGTCGTTTCTTTGAACAAGCCCGGCATCAGCATGATGGATGTTATGCAAATGCTTGCAACAGTTGCTCCGGCATCAAGGGTTGCTTCGGGAACTACCAAACCCGGAAGGATGGGGTTAGAGGCTGCAACTCAGTCAGGTATTGAAGCGGCGCAAACTGTCGCTGGAGGTCAGTTTAATCCTTCAGAGGTTGTTCTTGGAACCGCGGTTACTGGCGCATCAGATATTGTTCCGGGGGCATATCGAGGAGCAAGAGAAATGCTTGCCAGAAGAGCGCCGGAAGAAACCGGAATGAGGCAGGTAATATCTGAGATTGGCGAAGCGGCTATAAGCGATCAGCCTTCAAGGATAGCAAGAGCAGCAGAAACCGTTAGAGCAGATCCTACGCTTGTTGGAGCGGCGGAAAGGCTTGGCGTTGAGCAAACTGTACCAATAAGCGCATTGTCGGGTAACGAGCAGTTTAGAGCTGTCCAGGCGGGACTTACAGCAAGGCTAGGGTCAGACCTTGCTGACGATCAGGCAAATGCAATTTTAGCGCTATCCGAGAATGTCGCTAGAAGAATGGACGAATATGGCGCTGCAGCATCTCGTGGGGCGTTTGATGATGTTATACGGGACAGGATACAGGATGATATTGCCAGCCTATCTGAGCAATCAAACTACTTATATAAAGCCTTAGATAAAGCGGTAGACAGGTTTGGTGGAAAGTTTCAGACAGTAGAAACGCCAATCCTAAACTCATATGTTAGTCAGCTAAATCAGGCGTATAGAAGCATAAATCAAATGCCTTCTGGTTTGAGAAATATACTTAACCAGATAACAGACCCGGAGGGCATATCTTACGAGGCGCTCGATCGCCTAAGACGAGCCACAGGAGAGCAATATGCCTCTGCTTTAAGGGGCTCCAATCCATATCCTGATACTGATGTCAGATCACTTGGGCAAATCTATGACGTAATTACCCGGCAGCAGAACCAGGCGCTTGAGGGAATAGTCGGCACTAGGGCTCCTGAGATATGGGACGCAGCAAAAGGCTTGGTGGCTCAGAGAAAGCAACTTGAAGAGCTTTCAATACAATCTCTCGGAAGAGATTTGACTAATGATCTGATGCCAAAGCTAGAGCAGTCTCTTGCGAGCATTACTAGGGGTAATATTCAGTCGTTTACCAGAAGAATCAACGCGATCCCGCAAGAGCTAAGACCACAGGCCATGATTACTGCATTGAAGGGAATGATGCAGAAAACAGCTAGGTCTGCTGACGTTGATAAAGATTTCACAATGTCTCTGTCTTTTTATCCAAACTGGTGGAGGCAAGTAAAATCTGATTCAAAGGTTTTTGGTCTTGTTACTAAATACCTTGATCCAGAGCAGATTAGATTTTTTGACGATGTTGCTAGAATTGGTGGCAGTCTACAGAGAAGCATTCAGAAACAGCCGATGAATGGAAGGCTTGTTGAGTTTGTTGATAACCTAGATAAGTCTGGAGGCTTAATCTCCAGAGTGCTTGGTAGGATAGGAACCGATCGCGGTCCTGTTGGTATGGCCGCAAGGGGAGGCTCTGTTGTTTTTGATACCTTAGTCGGAGCAGCCGGTAGGAGCGATGTAACGCAGAGAATGTCGGACCTTCTAAGGGATAACAATTTCCGAAGATTAGTTATAAGGGGAGCGGAAGGCGAGCCAGTTGATAGGGTTTCCGAAAGGCTAATAACGTCACGGGCTTTCACCAATTGGTATAATTCTGCTTCTGATTCCGTTAAGTCAGCGATTCAAGAGCTAGGAAGAAGGGCTACTCAAGATATACCTAATGCCTCTGCTGAAAGAATACTCGCGGCTGGGGTTGCGGACTACTTTACCCGCTCTAACATTGATGAGATCGAACAATATTTTACTGGTGAAGAATAATGGCTAGATTTGGCGAGATAAACGCACAATACTTTGATGACGCTGGCGATCCGCTTGGAAGCGGTAAGCTGTATTTCTACGAGACGGGTACTACCACTCTCAAGACTACCTACAGCGATATCAATCAGACGATCGCTAACACCAACCCGGTGATCCTGAGTGCTGCAGGTAGGCAGCCAGACATATTCTTCAGTGGTACTGCTAAAGCAATACTGGTGGATAAGAACGATGTTCAGATTCTGGTTCGAGATCCTGTTGGAGAGACAGGAAACAACTTTGGCGAGGGCTGGGTATCGGTAACAGTATATGATGCCGATGATGTTGTGCTGGGAAGTGACGGCCAATATTACCGAAGCCTGTCAGCAGGAAATCAAAACAACAACCCAGTATCGACTACCGGGTACTGGACGCTATTGTATTCAGTGGCCTGGAATGCGGGAATTAAATACCAAGAGGGCTCTGTAGTAACCTATAACCTTGAGCAATATCAAAGCCTGCAGAATAACAACCAAAACAACAACCCATCTACATCACCATCGTATTGGACCCTTCTGAGCTTCGCATGGATATCTACTGCGACTTACGATAACGGTCAGAATGCGGTTGGATCTGATGGTGTTCTATATACATCTCAGCAGGCATCAAATACCGGAAATGATCCCACAGACGCAGCCAATCGTCCGACTTATTGGGTAGGGACATCAGCAGATGCGGCGGCTAGTGCTACAGCGGCTGCAGCATCAGAAGCGGCAGCGGCTGCTAGCGAGACTGCTGCTGCTACAAGCGAGACTAACGCAGCTACATCCGCAACCAATGCGGCAACATCAGAAACCAATGCGGCCACTTCCGCAACTAACGCTGCTACATCTGAGACCAATGCTGCAAGCTCTGAAACGGCAGCGGCGGCTTCTGCGGCAGCGGCTGCGGCAAGCTATGATGATTTTGACGATAGGTATCTTGGCGCGAAGGCCAGCGATCCCAATTATGATAATGATGGCAATCCTTTGATCACCGGGGCGTTGTACTTCAACACAACCCGTTCGGTCATGAAGGTCTATAACTCAATAGCATGGCAGGCTGTTGATTTTGATCCAGATAGTCTAGAAGTAAGCCTGATCCCGGCAACTGATGATACATACGATCTGGGATCGGCAACCTATCAATGGCGCGATCTATACATTGGCGGCACTATAACTGGCGGCACTATAACTGGCTCGTCTGGTAACGCATCTTCTCCTAGTTTTACGTTTGATTCAGACTCAAATACTGGTTTGTTTAGAGCGTTAGCAGATACTTTAGGGTTTTCTACTGCTGGCTCAGAAGCAATGCGTATTGTTTCAGACGGCTCATTGTTAGTTGGTAAGACTGTAAACGATAGTACAAGTGTTGGAATACGATTAAGCGGTAGCAGCCCAGGATTTGTTTCTCTTATAAGAGATAGTGGAAGGCCGCTTTATGTTGGCCGTAATACAACGGATGGTAGCATAGCTGAGTTTGCCAAAGATGGCACAAGCGTGGGTGTTATTGGTGTTGCTGGTAGTGGCACACAGCCATATTTTGTTCGGACAGGTCTTGGCGGTATAAAAATTGGAATTGATGGTTCTACCGCTCTTTTAATTCCTTGTAATTCAAGCGGAACTTCTGTCAATGGTGGCGCAGATTTAGGCACTTCATCAAACAACTTTAGAAATCTCCACCTATCAGGCACAGCCTCAATTGGCGTTTCATCTTCATCTAATGCTTCAGGCGATTTGGTAGTAGGGACAACTACTGGCGGGACTATAACTCTAACGCGAGAGAGTGAAAGCTACGCCCAAAACGACCTTATTGGAAGAATTGATTGGTTCAATGAAGACAATTCAGGTGAGGGGCAAAACGTAGCGGCATACATTGGAGCTTATGCTGCTGGTTCTTTGGGTGATGACGCATATTTGACCTTTAACACTGTTGCAGCAGGTGCTGGTGGTGCAGACGCAGGTGAAAGTATGCGCATAGATAGCGACGGCAATGTCGGTATTGGTACTAGTAGTCCTCAGTATCTTGGACACTTTGTAGACGGCGATGTTGCTATTGTTGATTCAGATGCGACTAACAACGCTGAAAAACAATCTCTATTATTTGGTGGAGCTTCAGGTGAGTCGGCGGGATTAGCAGGTATAACTGGCTATAGAGGTGCTTCTGCCAGTGCAGGCGAACTTATTTTCAAAACGAATCAGGGTTCTGGCATTACAGAAGCAATGCGCATTGACAGCAGTGGCAACTTTCTTGTTGCTACTACTGATGAAGATACCCAGAATAACAATGCAGGTTCTTCTGCGGATAATGGTCTTGTCTACAACATAGGTTCTGGTGGTTATTTTAATGTAGCTAGATATAACGGAACAGTTGGTTACTTTAATAGAACAGGTACAGAAGGCGACATTGTTCAGTTCCGCTTTGGTGGCACATCAGTCGGTAGTATTGCCTATGCAGCCACAGGCAAAATTGGTTTTTATGGCAGTGGCGGTACTGGAGCTGTTATTGACAGCTCTGGCAATGTCGGTATTGGTACT